TCGAGCAACATATCTGCATCAGTATCCTTTAGCGCTGTCTTATAAGCGCGAAGGGCTGCTTTCTTGCCGATCTTTTTAGGGGCTTCATCCCACCATTTTTGAAACGAAATGGAGATATCTTTATTGTTAATATCGTTTCTATAGTTTGGGTGAACGCTGCTTTCACCCCCCTCATGCAAGCAGGCTTCACCCCCCTCATGCACCAGCTCTTGCACCCCTGCACCATTTGCACCCCCCTCTTGGCGAGGTAAACGGTAACGGTTAGCGAGGTTGGTATTGCCATCGCGGACATAGCTTTTGACCACAAAACCAAGTTCTTCAAGCAGCTTTATTTTGTTTTGGGCTGTCCTATGGCTGCAATCAGCAACGTCTGCCAGCCATTGAACAGACGGCCACGCATAGCCGACATCAGGGTTAAATCTATCGCAGATGCCAATCAGCACCAGCTTTGCTATAGGATCATCCAGCTTTTGTTCAAAAGCCCAACTAACTGCCTTTATGCTCATCCAACTCTCCTAATCTACGCAATGCGTCTTTCGGCACAAAATACGCGTCTCCATGTCCGCCATAATCTTTGAGCCATTGAGGCTGCTTTCCGTCGGCAGCTAAAATCCAGCCATGCACCTGATAGTTTGGCGCATTGCCGGTCACTAAAATAAAAACCCGATCATCAGCGTCATCTTTGCGGATAATCAGGTCATAATGATGGCTTGATCGTGTCCGTACTTCCCAGCCGGTCGCGTCAAGATCACCGCCTTCTTTGAATGTGTTGACAGAACCGCCCCAATATTTGCCAAGCAGCTTGGCAACAGCGACTTCCCCGCAGGCGCCTTCGACATGATTTTGCCAGTTAGCGTTCTCATTCTTGTTTTTGTATCCGCGTTTAAGCGCCGCAATATTGCGCAGCAAGCCGGTCGTGCCAGCCTGCGCCAGTTCATAACTGTTAAGGGTGACGGCAATCATGTTGCAACCCGATATTCATCAAGCCCGCCGATTTCTTTACGAAAGTTTCGTTGGCCTTTGCATTGGTTGCAGATGCGGTTTCCGATATGGGTGCTTTCAAAGCTGCCAGAGCAGCGCAGGCATTTGCGCATGGCAATATTTTCATTTGCAATGCGTATTTCAACGCGCTTGCCACTATAATAATGACAGCATTTTTGGACTTCATCAAAGCGGCGATCTGGAATCCGTTGTTGGTAATCAAACCAGAACCGGACATGCTTTTCCGTAATGCCGCACCATTTTGCAATGCGGCGTATGCCCAAAGCATAATTGCCGCAACCAGTAGTGCGAAAAAGCAAAACCATATCTTCTTCCAAATGCTTGCGGGCTGGATTTTTTGGCGGCTGTTTCATTTCAGCGCTCCATTTAAAAGATCGCAAAAATCTTCGTAATCAAGCACGGCAAGAGGCTTTTGACGGTCTGCGCCGATCACTAAAATGTCGGCGCCAACAATGTTGTCATAGATTTTTAGCCTCGATTTCCCACGTTGTCCGGCCTTGCTTGATAATGATGTCATTTTTAAAGCCGGCGGCAGCGCCAGAAAGCGGAACCCGATAAGCCTCAAGTCCATGCGCTTTCGCCGTGTTTACAAGTTCGCGCTCAAAACGCCCGCCCTTGTCGCGGCTGGCCTTACCCATCTGCGCCAACTTCGTGCATATTCATCCAGTCTTGAACTGACACTGCGCCTTTAGTCATCTTATGGATTTGCATCATGCGCATACCTGACGGCACAGTGCTTTTATAAAGATATTTATGAACGGTCGCCTGACAAACGCCCAAGCGCGCAGCGAATTCTTTCTGCGACATGGCGTTTTCTACCAGATATTGATTGAGTTTCATTGTAAGAGGCCACCTGTTGTTATGTTTACCAACAGGCATAATATGCGCATGAGCAGCAAAGTCAACTCAATGTGAGGCATATTTTTTGTTTACGCGCTTAATATTTGCATAATAGTAAATATATGCTAGAGTCCTCATTCCTCATGTTTAAGAAAGGAAACTGAAAATGTTAAAAGATAGACGATCAATAAATAAAAATGTGCGCGGCTGCAGATTGCAAGCTGGCATTATCTACGGGTCAAACCCAAGACCAGCGACAAAATGGTGCGATCAACCAACAGCCCCGCCGAAATTTGTTAACTATAGATTTGATAAATGTGATAACACCCTGCAAGGAATAGGGGAGAACAATGGAATATCAAAACAATTTAAAGCGTTTGCGCGTTATGGTTGGGAAACGCCAAGCTGATATCGCTGCAAGCCTCAATATCGGGCAAGCAGAATATTCGCGCATAGAAAGTGGCAAGCGAAAAATAACACCGCATCAACCAGCGTTAGCCAAAGCGCTTGGCGTTGAGCAAAATGAGATCACAGAAGAATATGTCGCGGATGTGATTAACAGTACCGCACCGGCTGAAACCTTGCCGGTTTATGGCTTTCCATCGCCCGATGGCGATGGCTTAAACTTTAGCAAACAAATGATGAGCAAAGTGGACTGCCCGCCTGACTTAGCGGCTGTCGATGGCGCGTATGCTTGTTTCTGTTACGATAACAAACTCAGTCCCAAAATATGCGCTGGCGACTTAGCGTTTGTGAACCCTAACATGGAGCCAAAAGCCGGCTCGCTTGTTATTGTGCGGCAAAATGGGCGTGGTTATATGGGCATCCTGACATCTATTGATAAAGCCGGCTGTGCTATTGAAACCATAGACCCACAAGAGGAAATAGAGTTCAGCCGTGATATTGAGGTGGATCAGATTGTCATGGTGAAATATGACCTTTAACGCATATTATGCGCATAAATGTTGACATAAGTTATTCGCAATAGTAAAAAGGTTGGATGGATGAGCAAAACCAACCCACAGATCGCGACTTAACGCCCGCATTTTTTGCAAAATATCAGCTTGACAAAAAGTCATTAGGTGAGCGCTTTGGCACGGTCGGCGGCAGCGATATAAACACGCTGGCGTCTGGCAATGCTGAACGCATCCACCAGCTATATTTGCGCAAGCGTGGCGAGATAGAAGCCGATGACCTTTCGATGGTTTGGCCTGTTTTGATGGGTCATATCACTGAAGAACTAAACATCGAATGGTGTCAGCAAAAGCACGGCTTTGAGATCGTAAACCGTCAGGCCGTGCTAACTAGCAAAAAGCACAAGATAATGCGCTGCACGTTAGATGGCTCTGTGCCTAAGTATCGGGGCAAGCAGGCTGTCATTGACGCCAAGTTTACTATGGGCAGGCCTTTGGCCGGCGAAGAATGGCGCGATGTTATCCCGCGCCTTTGCAAACAGTATAGCCCACAGCTTCATTGGAACGCCTATTTGCTGGAAGAAAACACCGGCAAAAAATGCCCTTTTGGTCTGCTTTCGATCATCAAGGCAGGCAGTGAGCCAACCCTTCACGAAATAAAAATAGACCCGCTTTATCAGGCTGAATTGATCGGGCTTGCCACCTATTTTATGGGCTGTGTTGAAATGGGTGTTCCACCAACAGAAATGCCAATCAGCGAAGCGCCAGTGCCGCCAGAAGAAACCATGCCGGTTTCGATGGAAGGCGATCCGCATTGGAAGCAATGGGCTGAACTTTGGACGCAGACAGTTGGCGCTGTTGCCACTTGCAAAAAAGCAGAAACAGAAATCAAGAAAATGGTTCCCCGCCATGCGTCTGAAGCTTTTGGCGCTGGCATCAAAGTGCGGGTCGCAAAAAATAAATCAAAACGCATAGAGGTGTTGAAATGAAGGAAATAGCAACGGCGCTGAACCAATTTCAGATGCAAATGGGCGGGCTGGAGAAAAACGCTAAAGGCAATCGCGGCTCCTACGCTGATATCGGCGAGGTTATAAATACCGCCAAAGAAGCCACAAAGTTCGGGCTTTCATGGTGGCAGGGTATCGCAAAAGCCGATGGCGACCGCGTGTTGCGGACGATTGTTTACCATACCAGCGGCGAGCAATTGCCGCCGTCAGATTGGCCTTTAGCTGTTGATGACTGGACAAACGCGCAGAAGGTCGGCTCTGCCTCAACTTATGCGCGCCGGTATGGCCTCAACGCTGCTTTGGGCTTGGCTGTTGGCGTAACCGATGATGACGGCGCCGTTAATGGCGACATAAAAGACCCACCAAAGAAAACACCAGCGCGGCCTGACTTGACTGCTCTCCACAAGTCAGACGAAGCCATCGTTGCTGGTCAGGCTGCTTCGCCAAGCGTTCCTTCTCCTGACGCTAGTGAAGCAGCCGCATCTATAACGCCAACGCTGAAAAAGCTTTCAGACGCCGGCACAGTAAAAACACCCGCCGAAGAATATCTTGAAAAACTGCAAGCAAAAATCAAAGCCGCTGGCAGTTATGACGAAGCTGTCCAGATCACAACAACAGCCGTTAACGCCGCTAAAACGCTAGATGGCGTTGAGCAGATGTTCCGGTTTTTACAACCTTCCAGCGAGCAGATCATAAAGATTTTCGCATCGAAGAAACGTGAATTAGTGCAACAACTTGCGAAGGAGCAAAGCGCATGAATGATGATAGACCGCAAATTAAATATGGGGTGGATGATTTAACCATTAGCCTCAACGATGACGCTGCCAATAAAAAAGAAGATTGGCATAGCGATTGGCGTGGCAAGCTAGTTGTCGATGGAAAAACTTACTATGTCGATCTCCGCGATAAATCCGATAGCTGGAAGGCTGGCAAGCTTAAACTAGCCCCGCCAAAAGCAGACGCACCGGCGCAGGCCGCAGCGCCAGCCGCAGCGGCGCCATTAGCCGATGAAATCCCTTTCTAGCGTGTCAGAACGTCCAGAACACCCTTTGCTAGTAATACCAAACAGCGAAGGGTGTTTGCTGGTTATCGGCACAAACCAAGCGCAAAAGCAGATGGAACCGCGTCAATTGTATCAGATGGGGCTTGAGTTTTTGCGCCGCGCAGATGAGGCGATGCGTGAAAAAGAAAAGGACTAGCCGGCACATTAGCCGCGAGGCCAAATGCGTCCAATGCGGCCGCATGGTTTTGCTTGATGATAATGGCTGGCTGGTAAATGGAGCAAAAGAGTTTTTGTGCGGCTATGCCTGTTTTGACAAGCGCCGCAAGCCTATAAGCTGGGAGGATTTGTAATGCAGAATTTTAAAATTACCGGCAAAGTTTCACGCGAAGCTAGGCCGGAAGAAATTAAAATTGAAAAATTCATTGCCACAAGAAAAGTGATCGGCAAAGCCAAGCCGAAAAGAGTAACAACCCAAGAGCCTGATCTTGTCATAGAACACGGCGTTGAATTGCCTCCGGTTATCGGTTATTGGCGAAGCCAAGCAGCGCTGATGAAAAATGGAGACAGTGTTTTTTTCAAAGACGAAGAAAAGGCAATGTCTTTGCGTTATGCTCTTATTCATATTGGCGCCAAAGTTGCGAAGCGCTATATGCGTCGGGATAAAGGATGGCGGGTTTGGCGTTTGGAACAAAAATAGCCTGCCGATATGTCGGCCATGATGAACTTTATGACTACCAAGAAAAAGGCTGGCAAATCGCCAGCCTTATGCTTCACAGTCACCATTCGCGCCGCTGCTTGATTATGTCGAAACAGCTTGGACAAGACGCTCAATATCAGCCGGATCATGCGCCAGCGAAAGATCAGTGATCGTGTAATGCGCCATCGCTGTTTGGCTTTTCTTGCTATGACCCATCCGATATTTGCGGATGTTTTCTGGTACGCCCGCCAGCAATTGCTGCGTGTGGTAAAACTTGCGGAACCCGCCGAT